TTACACTGCTGAGATGACTTTACATGCACGAGTGGCGTCTACTAGAGCCGCTTTAGCGTGTAATGATGCTACGATGTCGTTACCAACACCAGCCGCATTACGGGCAATTTCAACATCCAAGTTTTTGAACATTGCAATACCGAATGCATTTTCAGCCCATACGCAACCTGTGTAGTCTGTTGAGTCGTCAGTAACAGAAGCAGATTGTAGGATGTTCATGCCGAATAAACGACCGACCATGCCATCACGCATTGCTTCATTCATTGCTTCAGAACCGGCGAAGTCTGCACCTGCTAAGTCTTGTAGAATGTCTTCTACTTGACTTGGGTGTAGTACTGCCCACAACTGACCAGCAAATTTGTTAGCACGTACTTTTTGTGCCGCTGTTGCTAGTTTGTCAATTGTTAGTGCTGTGCCTGTTGAACCTGCAGTTGAACCTGCTGATGTGAATAGACCTGCTACGTCTGAGTCAAATTTCTCTGACACTGCACGACCAAGAACTGTACCTACAGATGAGAAGTCACCTGAAGAAAGGTCTTTTACTAATGCACGTGCGGCATATGTTTGTGCTACAACGTTAACCGCTGAGTTAGACACGTTGATTAGGTCTAGTTCAGAGATTGGAGCACCGTCGTCATATGTTTCAGTTGAAACTGATGATGTTGCTACAGCGGCAAATTTTGGGATTTGTGCTGTGATTTGATTACCAGAAACTTCATGTACATTCATAATTTGACCTGGTAAGTAGATTGATGATTCGTAACCGGCAAAGATTGCGTCCTGACGAGCGTTAGTCAACAAGCCAGTTAAATCATTAGCAGTAGTTACATTTGTATTTGTAGTGTTTGCCATTTTAATTTTCCTTTAATTATTAGCGTTTTCTAAGTGATGCTTTGTATTCAGCATACTTAGCCCTATGAGCAGGATTAGTCATGTCTAATTTAGAAATGTCTAATTCATTTGTTGATGTTTCACCTACTGCTCCTTGAGAACCCGAACCGCTCGGACCTGCTCGTAAGAAGTGTGGTGACGCATCCAAAAACGAGTTAACTAATGATTCTACAGATGTTGGTGATGCTGAATCTGTGTCATACATTACCTCACCCTTGTCATTAAGAACATGTACATCGCCGTCATCTGTTAATGTTACTCTATTTCTAAGTAGTGTTGCTACTTGTTCTGGGTTAACAGCATTTCTGCTACCAGCCGCTTTTAATAGTGCACCATCAACTTGTACAGAATGTAGTTTAGATTTAACGCCTTCAAGTCTGCTGTCAAATTCTTGCTTCTGTTGTTGCAAGATTTGTTCAAACTCTCCACGTTTCTTCTGTTCTTCAAGTTTCTGTTGTTCTTGGTCTGCTTTCAAAGAACGGTATTCAGTGATGTTAATGTCTTCGTATTTTTTAGATTGCTTTGCAAGTCTAGCCTTTACGATGGCATCTACTTCTTCCTGATTAAAAGTTCTTTCCGCCTGAGATGTAAGTTCAGCAGAAGTCTCAGTTTCTTCATGGCTTGCTGTGTTGCCTATTGTTTCGTCCGTCATAGTTACGTAACCTCCTTGGGAGTAAATTGTTTGTCCATACTCTTATTTATTAACATTCAAACACACTGTTATGGAAACAACGATTATTCGTCATTTCCTGTGTCTGAGCCTTCTGATGCGTCTATTTCATCCATAATAGTGTCTAGTACGTCACCAGACTTAACAACAATCATAGCGATTTGTTTGTCAAGTTCTTTATTCAATGTTTCACTTGGTAGACCCATTTCTCTAACAAGTTTGTAGTTTGCTAAATCGTTATTCTCATCACGTAAATCAAACTTCTTCTTGTATTGAACTGAGAAGGTCTCATCTGCACGAACATCAGTCCACATTTGAAATAGTTCCCAAATCTTGTGTTCTAATCTTTCAAGCGAATCAGCCTTGTCACCAAGTCTTGTGTTTAACATTGAAAATTCAGTTTGAAGTGCAACACCTGACTTAGCAATGGTCTTTTGACCTACTACCGCTTCTAAGTGTGTCATCTTCATAATCATTGTTTGATGCTCTTTTAACATTTTAATAATAGCATCGATGTTTGCACTTGAAGGTTGAAGTAAAAATGGTTTCAACTCTCCTGGCAATGTTTCATCCATTGTAATGATTGCACCAGCACCTGCACTTGCGTCAGTTGATGCTGTCTTTACTAATGATGGATGAGAACTAATTCTAATAGCCGCTTCTGCTTCCGACAAAAGACAAAAAATGGCTTGCTGTACTTTAGCAACATCTGCCAAGTCACTGTGACCCGTGCCACGAACATTAGAAGGGTTTGCTTTTAGCATTGCAAAAGGTATTCTACCGATTGTGTTTGGTAGTTCTTCTAATAATACTAATTTACCTTTACCACTCTTTTGTAGTTCATAACGACAGATTGTGTCTTCTTTCCATACACGAACAACTAGAGTGTCTTCATCTTCGTGTTCTTTTTGCTTTAAGTAATTAAGTACATAACGTCCATTAACATTTTTGTAACCCCAGTCCATAATATTCTCTGGTGTAATCATTTGTGCATATGGTCTAATACCTAAGTCAATCTCTTGCTCTAGTGTTAGTGCTACATCTGAAACAGGTTTGTCAACTGACACCCATACATGACCATAAATCATAGCAAGTGAATTTGCCTCTTTCATAAACTGGTCAATGTCTGTACCATCTAAGTCAATGTCTTGTAAGAACTCACTTGTGTATGGTAGTTTGTTTAAGTTACCCAATGTTCTTACTGGCAATGTTCTAAACATAAATGCTTTGTAAGTGTCAACCACTAATTTACAACTGTTCTCTAATGCAGTGTAGTTTAATCGTTGTTCATATTGGTGGCCTGGTTGTTGGTCTTCGTTCATGTAACGTCTAAGCATTTCAAGACCGCTTTTACGGTAATCGAATCCACCATTGAAACTCGCCCAGAAATAACGCCATCGTGGGAGATGTGTCTCATAGACTGAATGAACATCTTGTATTGTCTCTTTAGTTAAGTAAGACATATGTTTTCTCCTTTAATACATCCCAAACGTTTTGATTGTCGGGGCTTCTACTTGTCTCGTTACCGGAAACAAGAACTCAACACCATAACCCAAAGCATCTGGAAAATGTGAATAATCTTCTTTTCCACCTTTTTCAGGTATTAGTGTATTCTCTTTGTAACTGAACCTAGTAAGACACTTAATAAGTTCCCTACATTTTGGTTCAATGAATAATCTGCTTTCACTATTACTATTTAACAATAATGAATTAACAGCATTTATTCTGTCTCTAACTGCTGGATGTCTTGGTTTTACTCTTACATTCCATCCTGCATTTTGTAATATGCTTATGTCTGTTCTACCACCAGCACTTGTTTTTCTTTGATTTCCAGCCGGGTCTGGAAACACTGTTACTCTTTGATGTGGGTAACGATTTCTCACTTCTTGTACCATTTCATCTGTGTTACTTGAGTACAAACATATTTCATCAATCACATGTAGACCTGTTGCTGATGGCACTGCAATAAGAGTTGCCATTGGGCTTACGTTAAAGTCGGTCAATACATAAATTGATTTTAATTCTTCTTTGTTACCATCCCATTTCTTTACATTGTTTTCTGGTTTGAATGAATAGTAAACTAAATTCGTTGCTGTTTCAAAACTTGCTTCGTACTCTTGTCTAAACGTTCTTATGTCTAAATCTCTACGAGCCGCTTCTACTTCATCTTGTGGGACATTCTCGCCCTCTACAGTAGTAAACTGCCAAGAACCCCAACTCTCATCTATTGATGCCATCTCAAACAAATCTTTGAAATGATTACCAACACCTTTAGGAGTTCCTACAAATAGTGCAGAACCTGGTGGATTTTGTGCAGAAAGAGTTGGCCTAAGGACCTCGCTCCAGGCTTCCCCTTTAATGTCGGCTACTTCATCCATCACTAGGAAGTCTAATCCTGTTCCACGCAATGAATCATAATTGTCTGCACCTCTTAACATAATAACTGAACCATTAATTAATTCTATTTCTAATCTACTTTCGTTAATCTTACGAACCCAATTGAGTCCACTAAGTTTATTCTTTAGGTCGGCCCAGACAATGTTCCGGCACATTTGGTATGTCGGGGCAACGTACATTACTTTCTTGTTACTTGTACGAGCAAACTTGGCAAGTTCTCTAATAGCAAGAACTGATTTACCAAATCGTCTACCAGCACATAATACTCTGAAACGTTTGTCACTATTAGCAACAGTCTTTTGTGGTGTTGTTAGTGGCATTAAACGTTTACTTTTACCGTTTTACGACTTTTCTTCGCTTGACTGGCTTTTTTCTTTTGTATTCTGTTTTCTTTTTTGACTTCTTGTACATGTATTTTCATTCCTTTCTTAAATGATTTCGCATTAGGATGTGGTTGTTTACCACCGCCACCAGACGAATAACGGTAACCTGCTCTGTGTCCACCACAATCGCCTGTTAAACATTTACTTCCCTTAAATTTAGCCATCTTAGTTCCTTAATCTAAATCGTCTGTCCACGGTAACGCTTTTGTGTCATCATCGCCTAATGGTGAATCTGATTGTCCAAGAAGATTCTTGCCAAGCCACACCAACATGGTTGGGTTACCTTGTAGTGCTACTTCGAACTGTTTTCTTCTCAACTTGCGTTTCCCTTCTGCTTTCCCTTTTGACAATTCCGCAGAAAAACGTTTGCGTATTGTGTCAGGGTGTGCACCAACTATGAAGCCAATCTCTGCTGGCGTACAATGTATTAGTGCTAATTTCTCTACTAACTCAGAATCAATTTCTAACTTAGGTCTTCCTGTTTTCTTTTCTTCACTCATTGTTCTCTCCCATTTGCCCTTGGTTAGGTGATTAGTGATCCTATTAATGGACCAACTGTTGCAACAATAATGACTCCACCAAGCCACCATAGTCTGTTGTCGATTTTGTCAATCTTTTTGTGAATTAATTCAAAGTCTCTGTCTGTCTTCTGATTATGTTCACGTGTACTTTCTTTAATAGTATTAACATCTTGCTTAATGAGGGCAACTTCCACCTCTATTGATTGTGGTTTTGGTGTAAAATATGTTGCTTCTTTTTCTGCCCAATTAGCCATGTTAATTTCCTTTTATTATGTTGAACTTATGTTGTCATTTGGTGCATGAAACTTCTTCCAGTTTGATCCATCAAAGAATGCCATTGTAGGAGAACCACCGTTGCCATCCGAAACGTATGCTTGATCCCCTGTTTCTACAATGCCAAGAACACCACTCAAATAGTTTGCTGTTGATGTGTCTAATACTGTATTGTTAAAGCCGTTTGATGCTTTTAGTTTACCTGTTGATGTAATAACATCTGTGTTTGCATCGCCTAATGTGACGTTACCATCGAATGTTGCGTTACCTGTTACATCTAATGTTCCAGTTACTTCTACTGCATCATCTAAGATTAATGTGCCATTATGTGAACGAAGTTTACCATCACCGCCGTCACCTATGATTACTTCATTAGATTGCATACGCAATGAAATTACTGGAGTAGCACTAGCATTTGGTATTGTCTGAAACTCTATTTGTGCGCCACGATTAGTAGTACTTTGTTGTTCTGTTGTTACACCAAGAATACGTATGTTTGCTGTGAGTGGTGAGTTTCCTGTAGAATCGTATGCGCCTGTTCCTGTCATAGCAAATACTCGTTTGCCTGAACTTAGTGCCGCAGGAGAACTGGGTGTTCCACCAAATACTTCTGTTGACAAGCCTGGGTTAGTAAATCCACCGATTGGTTTGTTTGCACCACCCTCATATTCTTTGAATGTAGCAATAGCCCAAGAAGTGTCACCAGCATCAATTTGTAAACCATTTACATTGTAACCTGATGTTAATGAGTACGCACCTAATGTAGTTGTTTGGCCACTTGCTCCAACTGTTAAATCTTCTGTAACTTCAACAGCATCATCTAAGACTAATGTACCACTACTTGAGATTGTAGTGCCTTGAATCTCAATAGTTGCATTAGTATGTGTTGCGTCTGTTGCCCCTGCTTGATTACCATTGTCTGTTGTTGAGATTGTAAGTTTTGTTCCCATACCACTTGACGAATGGTCTTCTGTTGCGATTGCTCTAATGTCTGCACTTGGTGTTAGCCATTCTAATCCAGTTTTGTAACCAGAGTATGGGTTGAACATAATTTCTGCGAATGGGTCGTTATTATTTAAGTAGTCATCACTACTTCCATCTAATCTACCAGCCTGCAGTGCAAAGATGGATCTTGGCGGTTCGTTTGGAATACCGTAACCTGACAATCCCCATGCATGTTCGCCACGAGAACGAACACCCAGAGCAGCCCAACCTTCTTCTTCTCCTACACCCATAATAGTTAGGTCCATCGCTGTTGCAGGAAGTCCTGAACCTGCGTATGGGTTGAATGTAGTTAGTGTGAAGCCATCATTGACTTTAATAATGTCTTGTACTTCTAATTGACCTTCTACTTTAAGGTCTTTCTTAATAGTTAATTCTGTTGCACCAATCAAGTCTAGTGTTGTCTCATCAATCTTTAGAGCATTTGACAGTGTACCTACATACACATCTGCTGTGTTAAGATGAGTGTAACCAGTACCATTTGTTCTTATTTCTAAGTTAGCATTTGTACCAGTGTTATTGATTAGTGTTGCATCTAACTCTAAATCACCAACGTGTAAGTCAGGTGCTTCTAATGTACCATTGATGTTAACAGTTGCACCACCGATTTGTGGTCCAAGATTAACTGTAGTGTCATTTATTTGTGTTGTGTTACCAGCAGAACTTAGTGTGATTGTACCTGATGTCCCTGCCGCACCTGCTGAAATGTTTAAGTTTTGGTCATCATCTGTAGTAATGTCGATTTGACCACTTGCATCTGAACCAAGTACTTTATGTCCATCAATGTAAAGTGAGCCAGGACCAACATAAAGTGAATGCCACGCCTTGTCTGCTGAACCTAAATCATATGTTAAGTCTGTTGTTGGTATTAAGTCACTACTAATAGTGTCTTCAATAGTAACCCCACCTTTAATAACTAGACCATGTTCTGTTCCAGTTGCACTGGTGTCTTTGGCATCAATAATAATACCACCATCTGTATTTTCTTGTGCACCACTACCATTGTAGTTTGTGTTCTTATGACCTGTAATTACAAGTTTCTCATCTGAGTTGATTGTAACGTTTGCATCTACCCATGTATTTGAAACGTGTGCCCAATCTATTGCACCGTAATACATTTGTATGTCTGCTGGGTTAATTCTAAAGTTACCAACTTCTTGATTCGCAATTAAGTCAGAAACTTGATTACTACCGATTTTTACATTACCACTTTCTGAAGCAAGTTGTACTGCTTCGTCAACATGTAAGTTCTTTTGTTTGATTAAGCGTGAGGCTGCTGATGCTCCATTAAAGAAGCCAAAATCTAAAATAATTTCTTCGTCTGACTCACCTGCGTTTTCAAGCACTTGCATACTTGCACCTTCTTGGTTAGTAACACCACCATACTCTCCGATTGTAAGAGCGGCAATAACACCAGTATTAGTAACAGTAAAGTTGTCAGTTGTTGTATTCTGTGAAACTACTAAATTACCACTAATAGAAAGGTCATCTAGTCCTGTAATATTAACACCTGCTACAGAACCACCTGTAATCTGTGCATTGTCTGTTGTTAAAGTAGTGAATGTACCTGCCGCAGATGTAGTAGCACCGATTGTTGTCCCATCGATTGTTCCACCATTAATGTCTGCATTTGTAGTATTCACATCTGTTGCATTAACAGTTGTAATGTCACCTTGAGTAGCAGTAAGGTTAGTTGTCGTCAAGTCACTGGTCTTAAGGCCACTGTAGCCAGTGCCAACCTTAACTTCAAATCGGTCATCAGACTCATTCCACTGGAAGACTGCATCATCGCTAGTACCTCTCTCCACGGTAAAGCCTGCATCCTGTGTAGGTGTTCCAGTGTGGTTGCTATTGAGTACAATATTATTGTCTGCTAACTCAAGGGTCTCTGTATTGATTGTCGTAGTCGTGCCATTGACAGTCAAATCTCCAGTAACTACTACATCGTTAGAAACATTTAAGTCTCCTACGTTTGCTGTAGAAATATTACCTGTAGTAATAGTCCCAGTAGTAATAGTCGCTGTTGTTGATGTAAGTGTCGGTAATGTTGCTGATTTGCCTTGAACTTGTGTGATGTCTTCATTAAATGTTGCATCGCCAAATACA